GCAAATCTTTCCCTCTGACACCCTGTATAGTTAGCGTTGGCCTGTGGATACGAACGAAATCAGAACCGATATTAAGGTGCTAAGACTGCACGTCAAGAGACTTCTTTCCGAAATCTTCGGAAAATCGAGATAGGTCACTCTGCCCATCATCCTCTCTGTCCCTTCTGTTTTTGGGATTGAAATCAACCCTAGCCCACTCTGGGATTGCAGAATCACAGTCGTCCATCTCGAGGTCGACTTCGTCACCCCACTCTATATTATCTTCACCGCTCTCGTCAGCACCATACCTTTCATTCTTCCAACTTCGCTTCTTTGAAGCAGCTTTCTTGCCCTTCTTGATCTTCCGACTTCTTAGTACTAAACATCCTGAGCTCTCAGCCCCCGAGTCACTGTCACTTGACAAATAATCTGCCACACTCATCCTGGCTTATAGCTATATTTGGTGTTAGTAGGGTTAAAATTTGG